TGACCATGCGCTCTAACATTCTATTCGAGTACGCGGACAAGCTCGGCAAGGTTGACCACATTGAGATATTGAATGGCGACCTAATCCAAGGCAAGGTTAAGATTCATTTCAATGAGCATGACCTCATGGACGAAATGATGGCTCTAGTCTGGAAAACGTCCGGTGACAAAATTGTCTATCCTAAAAAAGAGCATCCAAGCTTACCCAACCATCGCTGCGATGCTTTGCTTTACGGTTGGTTTAACGGTTACCACTTTCTTTCTACTCCGGCGAAAAAAGCGCTTATTCCTGGAACGGCAGAATACATTAAGGAACAAGAGGATCTACATAAGCAGGCAATTATGGAAAAGATCAAACGAGACCAAGCAATGAATGACCCGAACGCCAAAGGAATCACGTGGACGAACAATACCGACGGCTCCGCACCCTGGAACAACTGGGACTAACTCCATAATGTGAAGCACTGAATCATTACTGGATGACTAAAAAGAAACGAGACCCATACAACAAGAATGGCCGCAGCATGAAAATAGCCGGGACTGGCGAGCTTGACCTTCCCAAATCTGATCAGCTAAACATTTGGGACCAAGAGTTTGGATGGATTCTCAAAGACGGCAAGCCAACGGTTAATAGTAAACCATATTGGGCGGCTATGAGGCGTAAGATTAAGCAGTAAAATTTGGAGAGTAGCTCAGTTGGTAGAGCACCCGGCTGTTAACCGGACGGTCATTGGTTCGAGCCCAATTTCTCCAGCCATAGATCATGATGGTTAGTCCATCCGGCCTGGCCCCACCGAAGTGAACGGGGCTAATTCAATATCCGAAGCACTCAATCAATTATGTGAGTCTTCCATTTCTTAAAGAGCGCAAGGTCCCCACACTTCGGAAAATGTCCGGAGTATCTCTCTACGGCTTCTCTGAAGACGATGAGCTTATCGATCACGCCTTAGACGAACTTATAGAACACATTCATAACAAAGATCATGTGGGAGTCATGGAGTCGCTTATGGCTCTTGTCCACGCCATTAAAAACAAGGAGCCAGACGATGCCTCTAGTGCACTCGAAGACGCCAAAGGCGTTTAAAAAGAACATTAAGACCGAAATGGCGCACGGCAAGCCACAGAAGCAGGCAGTCGCTATCGCATACAGTGAGAAACGCAGAGCGGAACACCATAAGCACGCGCATGGCGGAGAAGTCGATAGCTGCAAGGTGTGTATGGCAGACGGTGGGGATCCAGCGGATCAAGAAACACTTGGAACTAAGATTGGCTTTCCTGGTTCACCTCCGCCCAAGCCGAAGCCACAGGCATATGCGGAAGGCGGAGCGGTTGATAGCTGGACCAAGCGGGAAGACAACGAAAAGGGCGTCAATAAGGGCGGGGATGGTATCAGTCAGGCCGGGCTACACGTTAGATCGGCTAATCGCGACAGCATTTACTCAGACAAAGAAGACTCGCTAGATGCAGCAAAGAGAAAGCACGGCAAAACGCTTGGCGAACTTCGCGGCATGAAAAAGCCCAATCTATACGCACACGGCGGCCCAGTTGAGCACCCCAACATGGAAGGTCAGACTGCTGCCAACGAAAAAGAACCGCATAAGTTAGCCGGCGGCGGAGAGATTGAAGACGGCGAAGACCAAATGAATCAAGAACTTCACGAAACAATTGGTTCTGAGCTTATCGACGCTCTTGAAAAGAAAGATAAAAAACAAATTATGTCGGCGCTAGAGGCAGCGATCATGAGCTGCATGAACAAGGGGTAAAAATGAAAGAGATAGTTTTTGTAAATACTGAAGACTTTACAATCTTAGTTAAGAGTAAGGGCGAAGAAATTCAATATGTATCAGTAAAAATTGACGGCAAAGACCATTATGGCGTGGTCAATGGAGATACTATTTCCGTCAGAGGTGTCAAATGATGGATGGAAAAGCGCTTAGCGCGGCTATACGGGCAAAGAAAAGGGGCACCCATCGGGCAGAGATGGACTATGCGGGTCAGGAAGACGTAGACCCTAACGCCGCATGGGACGCCAAACAAGACACCGAAGTTAACGAAACACTCGACAACCCAGACCATGAGCCAGCAACCGCCACTGAAATGGGTGAGCACGAATCATCTCAGGACATTGTCCAGCTCAAGAAAGCCATGGCTAGGATTAATAAGTATTTCGAGAGTCTTTAATGAACGTTTCGGAAACCCTCCAGATTCTTCAAGCTTTGAAGGCTTGCGGCGCCAGTCATTTCAAGTCTCAGGACTTTGAAATATCCATCAGACTGCCTGCATCGATCGAGCAGCTACCAGCACCCGCCTCAGTGGTTGCGCCAGCTCAAGCGCAGCCATTGTCTCAGCCCACTGAAAACAAAGAAGCGACTGAGAAGCTACAAAGCCTGATCAAGACTCTTAGCCTTCCGCCGGAGCAATTAGTTGACGTTATTTTCCCAAGCGGAGCAGGGGGCTAAGTGGCTTGGAAAGTTGAACCTATCGAGGTCGTTAAGGCCAAAGATAAGATTGTAGATCCTCGCGACAAGAAGACGCTTCCTAAAGAGAATAACTATTACCAATGGTGGTTGGCTAAGGATGATAAAGAACTTCTGGCGCAATTACTGTCCACAACTGCGTTTCTCAAAAAGTTCCATTCCGCGCGTATCCGGCAGGCTTCTCTGTACAGTCGCCTTTTTTCAGGAAAGCCACTCTATAATTATCTGGCTTCGACCTCGACTCTCGATAATTCACAGCAAATGCCTATGGGCAGGCCGACAGCGAATGTTGTTTATTCATGTATCGACACCCTCACATCTAAGATCACTCAAGATAAGCCTAGGCCGGTCTTCTTAACCGATGCGGGACATTACAAAGAGCGGCGCATCTCAAAGCAGCTCAATAACTTCATTATGGGCGAGTTTTACCGCTGCAAGGCTTATGAGCTTGGCGCGGAAGCATTCCGAGACGCGGCCCAGCTTGGTAACGGCTTTATCAAGGTCATCAAGAAGGACAACAAGATAGAGCTGGAGCGAACTCTTGAGACAGAACTGTTAGTTGATTTCAATGACGGATACTACCGCAACCCGCGTGCACTCATTCACACCAAGCTTTGCGACCGTGGCGTTTTGGCAGACCAAATGCCGAAAGAATCAGAAAAAATCTATGCATCTCAGGGCGGAACGGTAGACAGCTCTCCTCAATCGACTGATACAATTTCCGATCAGATCATTGTGAGTGAGGGCTGGCACCTTCCGAGTGGTGACAAAACCAAGGACGGTCGGCACGTCATCGTATGCAGCGAAGGAGTGCTTCTCGATGAGCCCTGGGAGAAAAAATACTTCCCTTTTGCCAAGCTTGATTACAACCAGAATACCGTAGGCTGGTTTTCTCAGGGCTTAGCTGAAATCTTGTTTCCGACTCAGATGGAAATCTACAAGATGCTCATTATCTCGTCGCAGTGCATTGAGATGACGGGCGTACCTAAGATTATTATCTCCGAGTTGTCCAAGGTTCTTGAAACTGCGTTCAACAATAACGTGTCTTCGATCATTAAGGTCAAGACAATGGCTGAGGCGCCACAGTTTGTTAACGCACAGTCTAACAACCAAGAGATTTACGATTACATCAAGTGGTTGATTCAGAACGCTTATGACATGGCTGGTATTTCTGCCATGAGTGCTACGGGTAAGATTGACCAAGGCGTAACTTCTGGCGAAGCCATGCGGACCAAGCAGAACGTAGAGTCAGACCGATTCGCGGCACTCCAGCGCCGGTATCAAAACTTTTTCCCAGACCTTGCTTACATGATGATTGACGGGGCCGCAGATATTGCACGCGAGACCGGCACTTATACGACCGTTTACCCGGGCAAGGATGGAACCAGAGAAGTTGATCTACCCCTGGATGCGGAAGGCATTAAAGACACCTACGTCATTCAGTGCTTTGACGAGTCATCTCTTCCGAAAGACCCTGTAGGGCGGCAAGCAAAGATTTCCGAGATGCTGGCCGCAGGAGAGATATCAAATCAAGAATTTCGCAGACTATCGAACTTTCCTGATCTAGAGCAATCTGATCAACTGGCTGTAGCACTTGAAGAGCGAATTCTTCACGATCTCGACGCAATCGTAGAAGATGGTAAAACTGGATATAATCCGCCCGATTATTTTGTCCTGGATCCATCGGACCTCGCAACAACGTTAACGGTTCAAACCATCAATAAATATGCCGTCACAGACCTAGAAGAGACCAAGATGGATCTTCTTAGGGGTTATTTTACAGCCATTCAAAACCTTAAGAAAACGGCAACACCGCCGCCGCCTATGCCGGTTCCTGCCGCACCAGGAGCGCAAGGACCATTGCCAGTAGCTCCACCGGCCGCATCTCAGGGTCCAACATCAGGAGTACAAGTTTAGTAAGCAGAATCGATAAGAAGAATAACCAAGGAGAATGATATGGCATTTACGACTGAAGCAATCGAAGTAGCAGCAATTACAAATCCCACCGGCCCAAAAGAGTTTGACCTTCCTGTGAGAGAATTCACCGGATACGACCCCAAGGGCACCACAACCATTACCGGGTCACAGATTGAACGGCCCAACGCACCGAATCCGAAGCAAGATACCACTACTGAGCAGGTTGCAGAATCACCGGCCGGAGAAGAATCGGTAAAGTTATCGCCGCAGATTAGCGCCATTGCCCGTAAAGAGCAGGCGCAGCGTAGACGCGAACAGGCGCTAGCGCAGCGTGAACGAGAGTTTGAGGCAAAATTAGCAGACGCTGAGAAATATTCTCAGTTGAAATCTAAGATTGCAGCAAAGGATTATTCCGCAGCGGACGAACTGGGTCTTACTTACGACGAATATACTCAGTATCTAGTCGATAAGCAGGCTTCGGTTAATCCGGAAGAGCAGCGATACAAGACACTAGAAGAACGTCAGACGGCCCTTGAAAAGGCACAAGAAGAACAGACCGTTAAAGAGTTTCAGCATAACCAGTCTCTTTGGAAGGCAGAAATTGCCAAAGTAGTCGCAGAGAATGAAGCATTTTCTACGATTAAAGAGCTTGGGATGGAGGATGCAGTCCTCCGTCATGTGAACGACTCTTTCGACGAAGACGACGTAGAGCTTACCGTTGAGCAGGCGGCTAAAGAGATTGAAGACGCCTTAGTTCAACGCGCAGAAAAATTTGCGTCAGTGACAAAGATTAAGAACAGGTCTCAGGAGCCGCAGAAGGCGTTAGGCGCTCCAAAGACTTCTCCAAAAACAATAACGCAAAGTATGACGACGACCTCACAAAAGCAGGCGTCAAAACCGTTTCACCTACTCTCTGAGTCTGAGCAAATCGCTGAGGCAATTAGACGGGTGCAAGCAATGAAACAAGGAAGGTAATCAATGGGTACTCCAGCAAATCCGGCACTAGCCTATTCAAATAGTCAGGACAACTTGCAAGTCCTGAAGCAGCTCTATTCCGATGACGCATGGGTCATGAAGGATCTTGTTTTTAATAAAAACAGATTCCTCTCCATGGTTGATAAAGACGAGACCGAAATGGGTCTCGGCGGCTTGAACTTCCCAATTCCAGTGTTGTATGACGTTGGCGGCGGTGGTTCTGCTAACCTTGGTACTGCTCAAACATACCAAACCGCTCCGGCTACCGCTTCCTTCCTGTTGACGACTGTTAACGTTTACCGCGTTGGATCTATTCAGAACCAATTCCTGCGTGCATCGGCCCAGAACATCGGCGCATTCATGCCTGCAGCAAAAATGAACGTTAAGTCTCTCTACATGGGAGCCGCCAACGATATCGCTTACCAAATGTTTTCGGACGGCTCCGGCACTCGCGGAACGTATGGACTTGGTAACGGTTCCATTGTTGCTGGCGTTATCACGCTGGACAACTTGGGTCAGGTTTACCAATTCTCTGTCAACATGGCGCTTAATAGCTTCTCGATCGCAGGCCAAACAGCTACGCAATCGACTGGCGGTGCTATCGGCTACGTGGTTGCGGTTGATACTGGCGCGGGCACCGTGTCTGTGTCTCCTACCCTTCAGGGCGCAATTGCTACCCCGTCTGGCTGGAGCACGGCATTCCCGTATCTCGGTCGCGCTGGCGATACGCTGTTCAGCACGAACGGCCTTAACTCGGCTAACATGCTGTGCATCGCAGGTCTTGGCGCATGGATTCCGTCGGTCGCTCCTGGCCAGTCGGATTCATTCTTCACTCAGAACAGATCGGTGTCGCCGACCAAGCTCGCCGGGCTCCGGTTTTCGGGGGGCTCGGAATCGATTCAAGATTGCCTCATTGATGCCACGAACCAACTCGCAGCACAAAGCTCTGAAGCGGGCGACCCGGATGTGATTTACATTAACCCGGTCTCTTATCAGACCCTCGTTAAGAATCTGACTGGCCAAGGCCAGTATCAGATGATTCGCGCGAAGGTTAATGAGGAAGTGGAAATCAGCTTTAAGGCGCTGGTTCTTCCTACGGCTAACGGGGAAATTTCGATCATTCAAGATCGTAACTGCCCGGGCCAAACCGCTTACATCACCACGATGAAAACGTGGAAGCTTAGAAGCTTGGGCAAGATTCCCCAGTTCCTTACCTTCCCTGGCTTCTACGACATGCTGGGCTTCCCGATTCCGGGACAGGACGCCGTAGAAATTCGCGTGGGCGGTTACCTCAACCTCTCGTGTAATGCTCCGGGCGCAAATGCCGTGGTTGCATTGCCGCAGTAATTTCTCTGACACAACCAGAGTTATGCTTAGGGCTCCGGGATAAAATCCGGGGCCCTTTGTGTTTTACGAAGCAACGGTACTATTATGTAGACCTCTCTACACCTTCTTGACTAGCTGCTCCGGCAATCAAGAGGTTTAATACCGGAGCGCAAAGAGGTCTCAAATGGCTAATGCTATCGGTAATAATGGCGGAAGGCTCTTCTCCTTCGCTTCCCAGCCCGTTCTAATTGACTGTAATTTTGTCGTAGACAGCACAAATGGTAATGGTCTTGGCGTTAGGTCGATTAAGGGTCAGGGCATTAGAAACATATTCATGCACACCACTGCAACACCCGGAACACACCGCGGTTATACAAATCCAAATCCAGCTCCTGGCTTTGCGTTAGTGCAGCTTGACGGAAACTATAACCGTTATCTTGGCGGATTCTCTGGTTTTGTATCTCCGGTAACTGGTTCGGCCCTTGGAATCAGTGCATCGGCATCGGCTCTTACCGTTCACAATCCGTATATCATTGCTTCTGTGGGCGTTGGCCCCGCTGGAACAGCAACGATTACCCCGGTTGCAGACGTTTCCGGATCGCTGGCTAGTAAATACTTCATGCTTTATGATTCTTATGGGGATTCGTTTTGTATTTGGTTCAATGTATCGGGCGTTGGTTCTGCTCCTCTTCTTGGCAATGCTGCTGCATACGGCCAACGAGGACTCCAGTACGTTCAACAATCCATCGCCGCTAACTCTTCTGCTGCCACTATCGGAGCAGCATTAGTTCTTACGATTAATAACTTGCCTTCGCCAGTCATTGGAACCGCTGCATTCACGGCTAGCGGTACCTCTGTTGTTACTGTTGTGAGTACGCTTAATGCTCCGTTGGGTGGAATTCCCCAGGACGGTTCTACGGTTATTCCCGCTCAGGGCCCGTCGGTTCCAATTGTATTTGCAGTCTCTAGCGCAAATGCTACGGCCGGGGCAATCTACACAGACGGATCTGGGCATTTGTACTCGGTAACGTCTACGCTTGTGGCCGGTGTTACGCTTCTTACGACCGGAATTGGAGCGCCAATTGGTTCGGTTCTTACCAAAGTTTCCGGAACTGGAGATACTTCAATCACATTCTCTAGTGCGGTAACTGGCTGGGCAACTGGTTTTGCTTTTGCATTGACGGTAAGTGATACCAATAACGGAGACTGGCTTGCGGTTGGTCTTCCTGCCGGGGTTACTCCAGCCGTTGGCGCAAGCTTTATTGCCGCTGCCACTGGCGCAGGCGGAAGCACTGGGCTGGTTTATGCTCCCGGTGTATCTGGAATTACTTCTATTGAAGTTGTTGGAGATCCAAACGTGTCTCTTGCGCCGCAACCCACTGGTGGTAGCACTCATTTTGGCGGTTGGGTCATGGTTCAAATGCTGTCCGACACTAGCTCAAGTGTTACAACCAAGATTCCTACCGCTCCAGCCAATGGGTCTGTTTGTGGCATGTGCTTCTATGTAGATTACAGATTTAGCCCTAGCAACATCGGAACGAACGGTACTTGATAGGTAGCTTTGAAAATTTAAGTGGGCTCGGGGATTTTCTCCGGGCCCATTTTAACGAGGTAGCATGGCAGGCTTAAGCGGGCTCCCACAGCAAGTCATTCTCCAGACCGGAAATGGACAGAATCTACTCTCATGGAATATCGTAGCCGGAGCAACAAGCTATGCTGTTCAAAGGTCTTTAGATGGAGTTAACT